CTTCCAGACCATATCTACGCATTACATCACCACCATTAAATTTAGCTTTGATATAAAGTGATTTACAATATTCATATTCAATTTTACGAATCTCCAATTCTAGGTTAGCATATGGAAATGCTTCAGCAATCATTTTATTATATTCTTCTTGTGTTTTATCAAACTGGTATTCGTGATTCTCATCAGCAACATTTGCATCCATCCACTCAAGGAATGTCATATATGATTTTCGTTTTACGTTTCTATCACGATTGATTTTATTCATCTGGTTCAGTTGAAACATCTTCCAGTTGAAGAAACGGCAAGTTGCAATATATTCAAAGATATCTTCCAACTCATCAAACCCTTCAAGGTATCTTTCATATGAAAGCCCTAAGAATCTAAAAATGTCTTGATAGTTCTTTGATATTGGAATACGAGCTATGTTGCTACCTTTGAAGTAATGTTCATACCATAGACCTTCTTGTCCATACTTCAGCCCAAATCCTTGTGCGATACGACCTATGAAGTTACCAAGGTCATTGTATGACAGATACATTTTATTGGTGTCAAAGTCTTCAGCTGAAACTGTAATGAGGTCTATTTGAAGTTCCTTGTAATCAAATGACCAGCAATTCCCATTATGAAATATTTCATTTGGGTTGAATTTATCAGTGATATAATTACGCATGTTACCATTAAAACCTTCCATTGATAGGATGATGTCGGCATCACCGAATGATGGTTTGTTTTTATAGAATAGAGGCATGACCACACGTTTAAAGTCTGGCCTTAACATATCCATAAGTTCAACACTGATAGTGTCAAATTCTGCTCTCTCGTATCTACGAGTAATTGTATTTTTAAGTGCCCTTCCACCCATTTTATTTACGTTTAACTATGAATTCAAATTCTACATCTTTGCCTTGCGCCATTTCTTCTGCCACATCTAGCATTTCTTTCAAGTATTTTCTTCTGCTTATTGAACCTCCAGCAAATACAATTGTTAAGCCATAATTTTTTATTGGATAACCAGCTGGTGTGTTTCCCCAACCTTTACCATCGTGTGACAAGGCAAATTTTCCTTCTTGGAAATCATCATATTGTTGTTTGGTCAATCGGTATACCAATACGCTGTTATTGAATACTGTTGAAAATACAACCATTGAGTTATGTTCTGGAAAATATTTTACATAGTTATTATATGTATCATTTCTACCAAAGTCCAATCCCATTACTTTATAACCGTATTCTAAAAGGTGTTTACGTGTAAAAAACATATTAATTTATTTTGTGAATACAAAGGTAATAAAAATTTTTCTAATTACCAAATAAAACCATTAATAATTCCATTTTTGATATACTCGTTGTGAAAAGAATTCTTTTCATTTGCATAACCAATTGTCATGTGTAAATCAAAAAATGGTTTACCCAAACCTAATTCAGCTCTAACGCCTAGTAAATTTTTGGTGCTTTCTTCATCCAAATTTAACCACCAATATTCTTTTTTAAAAGATGGGCTTAATATTAAAGTTATCGGGACCGTTTGGTTGTCCCACTTTGTTTTTGATGAGTTCCATAAAGCATCAACTTCGGTGATGTCTTTTTTACCATTTTGTGACAAGTCACGTATGCTATCATTAATAAAAGATATGTGCGCACCCCTCAACGGTTTGTTTAAATCTAAACTATAACGTTTCTTTATAAACCAAGCATAGTAGTCTGTAACATCACCATCAAATATAACCATAGCAACTCTCTTCCATGAAGCTTGTTCACGGTGTTTCTTGGTTCTATCTATTGGTTCGAACTTTATTTTACCATCTATGGTAATTCTGTCTTGCATTAAGCCAGCCTCAAAGGTTTCAAATATTCTCTCAAAAAAGCGTTCTTTTCACCACCTATCTTTTCCACCCAATGTTTGTAGTTATTAGCGTTTCTTTCTTCTAATTCTAATAATTGTTTTTCACTAGGTTTTTTTCTACTATATGGTAAAGTCTCAGACACAAAATCTGGGTACAATGTTCTGTTAAAAACTCGTTCATCAACCAAAAATACAAATGCTGTCAATTGATTACCCAAGTCTGGTTCATAAAAAGGAGAAACAAGCACAGCAGCATCATAAAACGCTTTTAGATGTTTATTTAACGTACCAACATATGTTTCACTATTGTTGGTTGTGCCACCATTTAAAATAATAAATGTTTTATCTTTATTAGCCCACTTATCGTAAATTTTTTCTATTTTACCAGCACCTTTTACATTTTGACCATATTCAACAACAGCATGGCCAAACTGAATAGCTTGTTGTATTGGGCTTATATTATAAGGCACCAATCCATACATACGATATTCTAGGAACATATCTGTTTTTCTAGGTTGTGAGTTAGGTTTAACAGTGCAATTGCTTATTCTAGCCTTAAAGGTTTCAGCATCTATTTTTTCTTCATAGTATGATTGCTCATAAAAAGGGTGTTCATTACTATCAGTATCCCAATCAGATAATTTCAACAATCTTATGTTTGCTTCCAAACACCATTCATAACCAGTTTTTAAAATTTGTTTTTCCATTAATTTGTTATTTCTATTAAATGTGATACAGTGCATTGTGCTGGGTTGTAAACAATAAATTCATTGTTACGTAGGTCAGCACCACCCTTTGCGAATACGCTATCATATCCTTCTTTTTTCAACACTTTGTCAGACAATTTATAACAATCTGAATTGTGATGAAGAATTTCTTTTTGTTTTCCTAAGTGAACATCAAACAAAGCCAAAAACGCCTTGTTATCACCACCATGTGCCCAATATGAACCTCTTAATGATGTATAACCAATAGATTTCTGTGCTTTGTCAGCAAAGTAAATTCCATCACCAAACATGCTTCCTGTATGTACCGCACCAGAAGGACGAATAAGCAAACCAGTTTGAAGAATATTAAACCAATTCTCATTACGTGAACCATGCCAGTACAGACGTTTTTTCTTAACATCAGCTTTCGCCATGTTAGCATCAAATCTAGCTTGAGTTTTAAGATTTGTAACCTTGTAAACTTTCTTGGCTTGATTTGCATTAGGACCTAGCAACTTGGTTATAAGGTCTAGTACTTCTTTATTAGTTTCAACCTCAATAGCAAGACCCATTTGGTCAAGAATTGTTTTAGAATTTGTTTCACCTTTGGTCTTGGCATCAGCAGCTTCTTTTGCCGCATCACGTTGTTGTTTAATCAATTGAACCTGTCCAGCCATTGTATCCAAAGCACTCTGTTCATTGTCAAGCAATCGTTGAGCTTGTGTCAATGTGGACGAATCTTTTATTTCATTGAACAAATGATTCTTTACGTTATCCATCTTACGAGGAATGATAGTGTAAAGTTTTATAAGCATATCGTTCACGTGCTTAATATCAACACCTACTTTGATGAGTCCACTGATTTGGTCAAGAACTTCTTGAGCAGCATTTACTTGTTGTTCTGATACAGCTTCTTGTGTTACCTTATAGTTCTTTTGGATTGATTTGTTGGCGAATGCCATCAATTCTTCAACAAGTTTTTTAACTACATCATCTTTTATAGCTTCAACCTTGTTATCTTTGGGTTGGTCATCAGTAACAACTGGCTCGGCTAAAAGTTCAGTAACATCTGTATAACCTTTGCTCTTTCCAGTTTTCTGTTTGTAAACAGATGACCATTTTGATGAAGCTTTATACTCGGTTGTCATGGCTTTACCAACTCGTCCGTATTCGCATTTTATGCGGCCATCGGAAAGTTCTTCCATAATATACACTTTGTTGCTATTGTCTGTTTTACCGTTATCTACTGAAACGTGGATAAGTTTTGCATAACGCAGTCCGTTCTCTTTAGTAATCATTGTTTTTGATTAATTTTGTGCAAAGGTAATTAAAAAAAGAAATTCTCCAAATTTTTTTTGGAGAATTTTTAATAATCTATTTCTTTAACATTTTTATACACCACTCTTTGAATTTGTTTTTCAGTTTGTAATTCTTCAAAACTTAAAAGACCTTTTCCGTACTTCTCCATTCTGTCAGTATATCTGTTTTTGACTCTTTGTGAGATAGGTATTGGGTTGCCTTCTTCGTCTATATGAACAAATTTAATATTTGTATGTACAACAACATCTTGTTTACCAGTGTAAACATTGTGTTTACGAACTTCAACATAAAGAGTTATTGATGTGTTTCCAAACTCTTTTACCGTTGCATAACATTTTATAATGTTACCAACTTTTACAGGGTTTTTAAACACCAATTCGTCAATTTTTACTGTGACCATTCTTGGTGAATCACATATTTGAGCAGCGTATGCTGCTGATGCCAAATCAATTATAGACATCATTTCCCCACCAAACATATTTGAGTGAACACCCAACTGATTAGCGGTGCAAATATTTGTTGTTACTAATTCCATTACCAATTACGTGTGTCGTCTTCAAATAATGCTGGGTTATTTTTTATCCATTCTAAAAATAATGGTTGCATTTCTGGAGGTAGCATAAAACCACCCATATAAACAACATCCATTACAATCTCAATTTCTTGGCCAGCTTGAAGAGTCAATCCTCTCGCCACCTCAACCGTTTTTTTTAATTTATATACTCTGTTCTTAATCATGGTACAAATATACGTTTTTTTATTATAAAATCAATGTTAATTAGCTGTTGTTGTCCGCTTTTATTTTACCTTATTTTAAGACAATACCAATTAGAATATTTTAATAAACCACTATTTTCAAGTCTTTTTTTGTTCGAACCCAAATTTTGATAAATTTTTTCACCATTAGATTGATAAGATTTCTTTAATACCCCATATGGTAAACCATTATTTTTACAAAAATCTATAAAATCCTCATTTATTATTTTATATTTAAGCTCATTATTTTCATCAAAAATATGATATTCTGTATTATTAAAATTTTGACCCTTAGTTAAACCAACTAATTCACCATTGATGAATCTATTATCATCTGGTTTTATCTTAAAAACATTGCCGCTTGTATCTTTTACGCTAATTAACCCCTTATAAATAGATGTATAATTACCGCTTTTAAATTCATCATTAGTTATCCTAATTTGTTTTCCATCCTTATCTAAAACAGTTATTAAACCATTTTTTTCAAAACAACGTTTCAATTCACCAGATAACAAACGTTTATCCTTTTTATCCACTTGAAACGTTTTACCGTGTGAATCAAAAACAGCTATTTTACCCTTACACACACCTTCATAATTAACATTAGCGTTAAATTCTTCAACACTAATTTGTTTACCGTGTATGCTAACATAACCCTTTCTAAATCCACCATAACCACCAACTTTTAAATTATATGTGTCTGAACGTTTAACAAATTCTTCATTTACTATCTCAGTTTCAACCAACCTCATGTCTTCTTCAGAAATACAATATTTAATGATTCGTTTTTCAAAGTTTTCAACACCATATTTTTTAATGACAGCTTTAATGTGTTTACCAGAACCCATATAACCATCATCTAAATTTTTAGTTTTATGAAAACCGATGTAAATTTTACCGTTTAGTTTATTCTTTATTTCATAAATTAAATAATACATAATATTTTTAACTATAAATATAAAGGAAAACTAGAAAGTTATTACCAGACCATTAAATATTGTTAAATTTATTTAGGAAATATTTTTTAGAAATTTCAGAAACATATTTGGCAATATCTTTATATTCAAAACCAGCCTCAGCTATTACATCTATCTCCTCTTTAAGAATATCTCCACTAACATTTTTGATATAATCACCAAGACGTTTAATATCTAACTCACCTCCGTTTAATAAGTTAAAAGTACTGGTTAACATTTGGTCTAAACGCCATTCTGGTGTTACTTTATCAGCTAAATCTATTAATTTACTTATTTTAACATCATCAACAGGTTTTAAAGTTTTAACCTTAGATTTACCAGCATGTAACTCACCCTTTGATTTAAACCTATGTACCACACCTTTATATTCACAAGAAAACACAATCCCCTCACCAATACCTTTTATACCAAAATAATTTGAAACAGGGCACTCATTTTCCACCTCCAAAGTTAATTTTAATATTTCATTAGTGGATAGTTCTGGTCTGTTAAAATCTATTTCAATTTCATAAGTTTTAAAATCTAAAATATTATAAATTCTATGCTCATTAGCATTAATATTTGAGAAATCAATCCAATATGCTGGTTTTATTTTTATTTCATCATCGTTTTCAACGTGTGGTGTAACCTTAATACCTATAATAAAAGCCGATTTTTGAATCTCACTTATACCAACATTTTTTTGAATTCCAGTACCAGCCCATTCAAAAAAAATTGAAATAGTGTTTTTTGTAGTATCAATGTTGCTACGTTCTGCAATTTTAGCAAACATACTAGCAAATTGTTCTTTGTTAGCATCAGCAAAAAAAGCGAAGCCAGCATTATCTTTTTCAGGTGTGATAATGTTTTCACGTGATTGATACCACATGCCATCAAGGTCATTAAAACAAACACCAGCATTGGTTCCATGGAGCTTTACAGTACCTTTAAATGTTAGAACTGGTTTAGGTAGTGTAGAATCATAAATAGCTTCACCATTTTCATCCAAACCAACAAAATTGTATTGGCGGTTTACGGTGCCAACAACATTTCTAAATTGCTCAATAGATGGGAATGAAATATGTTTTTTCATAATACTTTTTTATACAGTTGTTAAATTTTTTACCATGTCTTCTACATTCTTTATAGTTTCTAAAGAATCAGCTTCTGTTTTATCGTCACGAATCTCCATAAATGCTGGGTACAACAGAGAATAATTACCTTCTTTGTCTTTAGACAAACCATTACATTTAACCTTAACTATTTTACCCATAAGTTCTGGTTGGTTTTCTGTGATATAAATCATCATATCTTCTTTGATACCTTGTGGACGAGTTTTAACCAAGCCATCTGATGATTCACAATTAAGGCTTGAAATAACGTCTTCATTTTTGGTTCCTTTGGCCCCATAGTTAAAACCAACTATTTTAAGGTCCAAATCCATTTCAAGTTTCATTTTGATTTGCCAGTTTGGTTTGCCATCTTTCCAAGTACCAGCATTAGATTTAAGAATCGTGCCTTCTTGTGGAACACCATCAACTTCAGTTGCAAGGACTTCTTGAAAGTGGTCCATAGCTTCTTTGTATGAATGTACAATACGACTTTCAATCATCTTAACCATAGTAGCATTAGACTCAGAAATCAAACGCTCAACTTTAGCCAAACGTACCAAATAAGGTATTTTTGAAAGTTTGTTAAAATATTCATCAATACTAATAACATCCCATACAGTATAACGAATAGAGTTCAAAGCTTTTTCAAAGCTACCATGTTTCTTTTCAAAAACTTCAAGTTTCTTAGCCGTCTCTTTTTCTGTACGTTCACCACGTTTGCTTTGAATGTCAATGACTGAAGCGATTATACCATTAGATTCGTAACGTGGTACGCCATCCATTGTCAATTCTCCATTCAACACACAATCTTCAAAATTAACCAATTCACTCAAAAATTTGGCACCAGTTACTATTGTGGCTTCACCGCTACGACTCTCCAATTCAACCTCACCAGAACGGATGATAGCGTTACAATAACGACCATCCATTTTTATTTGAGATATACCACGACCACCATTATCAAAGATAGCACGAGCTTTTTTCTCATCAAACGATATTGCACCCATGTATGGTGTGTCTTCGATAAGGTCTTTGAATACCTTGTTCATGAAGGTTGTCCCCATACCAATCTTGCAATCTTTTTCAATGATGCGCTCAATTACATACGCATTTTCACTAGAGACACCGCTTAACAATGTTTGTAACCAGTTAAGAGCGGTATGACCAGTATATGTTCTATCAATAAGTAAATTCAAACCATCAAGAGCCCATTCCAAACGCTCACCATTAACATCTGGGGTATAATCTGGGATTTGCTTGATGAAGAATTTTACTCGCTTTGAATTAGCCAAATAAAGCACACGTTTAAGCAGTTCGTTATCCTTATACTTTTTAAGGATTTCCATTTTTTGGTTGGTGCTTGATTCAGCGGCAATTTCATCAAAGATAGCTTTAATAGTCATGTTATTTTCTTTAAGAATACAAAGGTAATAAATTAAATTGATGTTACCAAATTTTTTGACAATAATTTATCCAAATACTCCCACATAAGTTTTGCATCTTTAGGTGTGTTAAGATATAATGCACCTTTAAATTCATCGTACTCTTTAACGTACATGTCAATTTTCCCACCATGTTCAATATTAGCAATTCGGTCAGCTAACTTTATAACAATAGCGTCTGGATTACTGGCAGTTTTGGGGAGCGTCTTTTCTTTCTTTTCTTTACGATTACGCCCCAATTCGTCTGTAACACAGAATACCATTTCTGCTACCTCAAAACCAAAATGTTTTTTAATATCATTGTAACTGATACCGTCATCTTCAATAGTATCATGCAAATAACCAGCAACAATATATTTACCAGAGAACCCGAATCGTTTTAGTATGTCAACGACATCATCCAAATGCTTCTCATAAGGGAAGATTTCATCATATCGTTGATTTGAATGAGCTATAACGGCTACCATTCTTGCCTCTTTGTAGGTTTTTTCTGTGTAACGCATATCGTTTTATTTTATTAATACAAAGGTAGTAAATTAAATTGATATTACCAAATTTAAATTGGTGGTTGATTAAAAATCATTTCTTCTCTACCGTCAGAGTGTTCGTCACAAAGAGTTTTTAGCCAAGCACCTTTTCTTAAAACACCTTCAGAGCCACATCTCTCACAAACTTTATAAGACAATTTTTCATACTTTGATGTTATCTCATATAACGCACTATCGCTATTCTCAATATAAAAACGTAACCCTCCAAATTTTTCTTTAACTTGGACCAATTTTTTATCCCAACCAGCTGCAATCAATTCTTCAATTAGGTTCTTAATCAAACCATACCAACCTTTATCCACAGCAAAAAAATCAGTGTTTAATATCGGCCCCAAGTCTTTACGCCAACTTCTTTCCAACCCACCAATTGAGGCTAGGTACTCGTCAAATTGTTCTTTTGTTACAGTGTCAAAACTTCCTGTGTTGTATTCCATACTGCTTTTTTTATTAGGTTAACACCATCTAATTCTTCATTTTCAAAACGTCCATCCATTTCACGCAAAACATACAATATGACGCCAGCTTCTTCAGCGATAGCTTTAAGAGTTTCACCATCTTTGGTTAAGTCTAAATCGCCATACCAAATCTTACCATCTTTAGCTGTTACCAAATTAGCATTGAAACAGACAACACTATTAGGGTTCGCATCTCTGTATCCGCTTTTTGACATTGATAGAATTCTGCCAATTGCAAAATCATTGTTTCTAAGTAATTCTTTTATATTCATAATTTACAAATTTGCCAAATTAATTTTAAGAAAACAAGAATCCTCTAAGATTTTTTAGAGGATTTTGTACAACGCTTTATCATCATATTTTAACATGAAGTCTTCAATAGAAGATACTTTTCCATCGTTTAACCCAAAAAACAAACCAGTGAAGTTTTTAACTTCTCTTTCATCACAAACTTCAAAAACTGCTTGCGCATATTTTTTCTTTTCTTGTGGTGTTATGTTCTTTGGACGCAAAGTTTTAAGTTCGTCCCAAACAAAGTTTAGCTTCGTGATTAACGCATCGTAGTTTGTTTTTAACTTATACAATTCGTCTTTTCTTTCTGGGAATGTAGAAGCAAATTCTTCTATTTCGTTAGATTTCACAATAGTTAATATATTGTGTTCAGCTGTCTTGCCTTTCAAGTGATGAACCGCAACATAAGCTGGATTCTTTATCTTTACTCGGTTATGATTAGCATCAACCACAACATAACCTTCGTCATGCCATACCATACCATCGAACGTTTTTATTAAAGCACCAGCATTCTTAGTATTTAAATCGTAAGATTTAACACGTGACACACCCAATTCTTCAGCTATTGTTGTTAGTTCTTCAAATGATACTTCTTTTAAAGTTTCTAAATTACGAACTGTCAATAAAGTGGCTGATGATTCACCATGAGGTTTAACCACTATGTTATAAGGTGTTGTTAATTCAAATACATATGTGTAACCAGCGTTAAATTTTGACGCTTCTAAATTATATTTTTCTTTAACAGTTTTCCAAAATAATTGGTTAAACGTTGTACCAGTTTTATTGTTAACCTCACCTTCACCATCAGCAGTTCCTGTAGTACCAGCATACCAAGTCATGTCATTCCAGTCATAATAAACTTGAATGCAAGTGCCATCAAGTTTTTCTAAGACGTGGGCGGTATTCCAATCAACTTTATGTGCGTTGCCTTCTTCGGAATTGAAGAACTTGGTAAACGCTAACGACATAACTTTCCAAGAGTTTCTTTCTAAGATAAGACCACGACATTCTTGTACTTCTTGTTTAGCCATCAATGATGGCGCTGATAATTGGTTATATTTTAGTAAAATTTTTGACGGGTAACGTTTACAAATTAAACTAAAATCATTTATAGCCTTTTCCAAACCATATTTTTTAATATACTTAACTATCGATAGTTCCTTCTTTTCCATTTTTTTTGTTTTTATGATAATCTGAAATTTTCTTTTTTGTTTCTTCACTAACAACACGACCTTTTCTCATTTCGCTTTGTTTCTTCTTAAATTCTAACGCTTTTTCAAAACCCATAATTTCTTCATACCTTTTGCCTTTGTTTGGGTTTTCTCTACCTTTATTAGCTTTAGATAAGTTCTTTTTATGTTCTTCAGTAAAAATTTTTTTCTTACCTTTATTAGCTTCACTAATTTTTCCCTTATGTTCATCACTTAGATTTGAACCTTTTAATTTAGATTCTTTACCTACATTACCTTCAGACATCTTTTTAGCGGTTTCTTTAGCCCAATCTTTAGTTTTACCTTTATGTGCATCACTAATTTTTTGTTTATGTTCATCACTTAAAACCTTACCTTTATGAAATTTAGAAACGTTTTCTTTTATATTTTTTAAATTAGGGTGTTTACTTATAGTATCGCCACCATCACCACCTTTAGCTACATTATAACCATCCTTATTTTCACTAATATATTTTTTTTCTAGCTCATTTAATTCATCAATATTACCACATTCGATTATAACTTCCCATTTGAACTTGTCAAAACCATATTTATTTATCGCTCTATAAAACAACCAGTCTTTTTTTGTTGACGCTATTTTATGTGATTTTATTCTGGAGACTAAAGAATTTTTAGTTTTACCAATATAATATTTACCGTTTACCGTGTTTGTTGCTTTATAAATTATCATTTTAAATATTTTTATATAATTTTATTTACATATAAATATATTTAAACAACACTTTGTTTACATATTCTATTAAAAATAATTAATAAATGTCGTATTTCAAAAGAATCTTGTGTTCATAGACCCTAGATTTAAGGTTGAACTCAGTTATGGCTTTTGCTAAACCATTTTCAATAATAAATTTTTGTATCGCTAACATAACCTTTGATTTAGTACGCAAAGGTATAAAAAATTTTTGACAATTCCAAATATCTTCTAAAAAAAAAATTGTAGTCCCGAAGGGATTCGAACCCCTGACCCACAGATTAGAAATCTGTTGCTCTATCCAACTGAGCTACCGGCAGTTAAATTTAACAGGATGCCTTTTTACATGGTAGATTAGAAGTCTAGTGTATAAGTTGCTGTAAGCATCCTAAAACTGGAGCCGGCTTGTGGATACACACAAGGATCGCCCGGCATTGATTTGGTGGACCTGGACGGATTCGAACCGTCGACTCCGCGGTGCAAGCGCAGTATTTTCCCAATTATACTACAGGCCCATGTTTGGTGCTCCGTGTCTGATTCGAACAGACCACCTACGCATTACAAGTGCGTTGCTCTACCAAATGAGCTAACGGAGCAAATGTTTGGTCTCGCATGTAAGATTCGAACTTACGACCCTCTGCTCCCAAAGC